AACATTGGTGTTCACTGCCAAGCATCTGGCTTCTTTGTAATTGACATTGACCCGCGCTCAGGTGGGCCAGAGTCATTTGATAAGTTTGAAGCTTTGCTAGATGGCGCGTTGCCACCAACAGTCGAGGCAATCACTGGCAACTATTCTTATAAAGGTGGGCAAGCACGTGGGCGCCACTTGTTTTATAAGTGTGACGACAACGAGGCACTTGTTGGTAACCTTAAAAAAGCTGGCTTAAACGGAATTGACATTAAGCACAATGGCTATGTTCTTATTGCTCCATCACGTCACTTCTCTGGTAACTGCTACGAGTGGGTACCAGGTAAGGCGCCTTGGGAAATTGAAATGGCCGAGGCTCCTGAAGAGCTTCTGTCTGTTTTACGTAAGCGCAACAAGCGCTCTGGCACATCGTTGGGTGAGGCAGAGTGGGGTTGGCTTGATGACTTAGACTTTGGTGGCGAGCGTGTTGAAATTGATAAGCTTCTTGAAGAAGGAATTGACGAAGGTTCACGTGCAGTTGATATTTACCGCATGACTTGCGCGCTTGCAAACAAGTTCCCAGTGCAAACTGAGGCTGGTCGACTTGCAGTCGAGACAATGATGATTCGCTTTAACGCTGAAAAAGTACGTCCTCCACTTGAGCTTGAAGGTCAAGGCGGTCTACTGATGCACGTTCGACGCGCTATTCAATACGTTATTGACAATCCTAAGACAGATCGTTTGTGGCCAGGTCTTACAGAGTGGGCACAGAAATCACAGGAAGAGTCTCGTTCAACAGTGACAAAGACTTCTTCAGCAAAACAAGAAGTTACTGAGTCACGTTCATATGGCTTTAATGATAACAGTCATCTCCCTGGGACAGTTGGTGGCACAATTGACGCTGGTGTTCGTGATGGTGATTCTGTTCGTGACGCTTCTAATCTTTCTAACATTGACGTCCCTAAGGACCCAGATGCTATTGGTGATAACGAAGGCGGAGAACCTGGTAAGCGCACGCTTACAGATACTGGTAACGGTCGTCGTCTTGTAGACTCGTTTGGTCCTGCAGTTCGTTACACGCCAGGCCTTGGTTGGTTTCATTGGGATGGCGGGTACTGGAAACCTGACGTTGAAAATCTTGAAATGCGTGAGCTTGCAAAAAAGCTTGCGCCAATTATTGCTAGTGAAGTAGTCAACTATGATGACGCTGAAAAACAATCAGAAGTTATCAAGTGGGCTCAACAAGCAAAATCAAATGCTAGACTTGCCGGTGCGATAGAAAGCTCTACCTCGGATCCACGAATCCTTGTTGGAGTTGATACCTGGGACAGCGACGTGCACCTTCTTGGTGTCGTCAATGGCGTCATTGATCTACGCACCGGCGAGCTACTTAAAGGACGACCTGATCTATACATTACACGTCGTGCTCCGGTAGCTTATACGCAAGGAATGAGAAATATCCGCTGGGAGCAGTTTATTGACTTTGCGACTGGCGGAGATAAAGAACTGCAGGATTGGCTGCAACGCGCTGCTGGTTACTCACTAACTGGGTTGCGCACACACGATGTTATGTTCTTAGTCTATGGACCTGCTGGTTCTGGTAAGAACACTTTTGTAGAAGCTATCGTTAAGTGCCTTGGCACTGCACAATACGCTTGGCCACTTGATTCATCAATCCTTGCACAAGGTGATGGGCAGGCGCACGGGTCAGATCTTTATCACTGGGCTGAGCTACGTGGACGCCGTATGGTTTGGGTTGATGAGTTACCAGATGGTGAGCGCATGAAGGAAAACTCAGTTAAGAAGTTAACTGGCTCATCTGAAATCTCTGCTCGTTCACCTGGTGAAAAACCATTCTCATTCCAATCACAGGCAAAACTTTGGGTTACAACTAATCACCGTCCTATCATTAACGATGATGCGATGTGGCGTCGTCTACGTCCGATACCTTGGATACATGTTCCAGAGTCACCAGACCCTGAACTAAAAGCGTATTTGTTTGATCCTGAAGGCGCATTGCCTGCTGTTCTATCTTGGGCAGTTGAAGGTGCAATTAAGCTGCTTGGCTCAAGCGCGCGTGACTCACTTGGTTGGTGCAGCGCAGTATCAGAAGCTGCTGACATCTATCGCAAGAACGAAGACCGTATTGGTATCTTCTTAAATGAGGAAACTAAAGAGTCCGAAGGTGCACGTTTGCCAATCAAAGCTTTGTATGCTGTGTATCGTCTATGGAGTGAAGAACGTGGTGAGCGTCCAATGACGCAGATTGCATTCCAGCGTAAGATATCTGACCGTGGTAGTGAAATTGTAGGACTTGGATCTCGTGCAGAGATCGTTGGCCGCTTACTTATCCCACGTGCTGTGCCTACTGGTGAAGTTGATTGGAACGTTGCAACCCGATTTGCTCGAGGATAAGGGAGACATCATGAGCGAACAGAACTATGCCTATGGTATAAATTGGGCTACATTTGGCCAGGCCAAACTTGAGATCGAGTCTGAGCTACGTTGTAAAATATCAAAAGAGATTTCTGAGTACGCCGAGTACTGCAGAGAGCGTGGAATGTCCACATACTTTACAAGTGGGCTAGAACTTGCTGCTAACATGGCACTTTTTAGCGCTGAAGAAAGAAATAACCAACTAAAAGAGGAGAACCTGTCATAATGAGTGAAGACATAGTTGACGCAGAGGTACTTGACGAAGGCATCACTGTAAGTGCCGGTGAAGGCGAAGTTGTTGAGGCCATAGAACACGGAATGAATAAGTTGTATTTAAGTGGACCAATGGACAGCATTGAAGAGTTTAATCACCCATTGTTCCACCGTGTAGCACAGGAGTTTCGCAATGCGAACTTTGCAGTGTGCAACCCAGCTGAGTTTTTTGACGGCGATAAATCTCGTCAACGTAAAGAATATATGCGTGAAGCTTTCAAGTATGTGCTTGAGGCTGATACAATCGTTCTCCTTCCTGGCTGGGAAAACAGCAAGGGTGCACGACTTGAGGTTGCGATGGCAACAGAACTAGATCTTTCTATAATGGAGTATGTTGAAAATGACGACCAAGCGCCTTTTGAGGTAGGTTCAATAAGCCGCCCTGAGGAGTATCAAGCGTCATTCACCCCAGTTGTGCTGGACGAGGATGGAAATGAAATCATCGAAAGCTCAGCAACATTTACCCCTGTAGAAGAATAGTCAAGAAACTTCTGTAAAAATAGCACAAAGCACACAAAGTCGTAATATAGTACAACCACGGATTAAGAACGCCCTTGGGAGAGAGACGTTCATCCCAGAAGGCCAGGAGCTTACAACCACTAAGGTACAGAAGCTTACTGGCCTTCTTCCTTTTCTTTTAAGAAACCTAGTGTCTTACGAATAGTAGACCCGTGCCATTCTCCGCCTAGTGCAGTTGGCACGTTATCCGCGTTTAATCCACGAGCTATTGCGTGGTACGACAAACCCTTCTCACGCTCCGTTCTAATACGCTCAAGCGTCTCTAGAGACACTTTCGTCTTAGGTCCTAGGTCTACACCCCAAACTTTTCCAGTGTCCCTACGATATTTGTGGACTGACTTCTGGCGTTCAGAAATAATGGATCTTTCCATCTCTGCAAGGGCAGACATGATGGTCACGACAAAACGGCCTTGATAGGACGACGTGTCTAGGTTAAGATCTAATAGAACAAGACGCCAGCCCTTATTGTTAGCCCTGTCGATTATTGTAAGAAAGTCGCGTGTAGAACGAGCAAGTCGGTCTACGCGAGTAACAAACAAGGCAGAAGCTTCGCCAGTCTCAAGACGCTCTAGTGAGTTACGAAGAGCTGGGCGACCTTTAATTGACTTGCCAGAGCGACCTTCCTCGCGGACAAGTTCCATATCTGTGTACCCTGCAAGTGTCGCCGCAGCACGCAGCTCCTTCTCTTGAATGTCCAAAGAGATGCCATCGTTGACCTGCATTTGCGTCGAGACGCGTGCATAAAGTAGTGCCTTACCTATCGTCATAAATTCCCCATATTCATCAAATTCCGCATGAATGTACAAAACTTTACCCGTAAAACTAGTGTACACCTTTAAGTTGAACGATGTATGATTATAGCAGGGTTTTAGGTGTTATAGATGGTTTCCTACACGGAAGTTTAAGATCTTTCTTACCAAGAAGAGGAGACAGACAGAAGTGCTAAGCAGGACCTATAGTTGTAACTGTTCCTGAGGAGCCTCGGTATTTTAAGGCTCCAGCTTCTACGTAAAGGATACCGCCACCGGAAAGGCTTACTGAAGGAGCAGAGCCGTTCTGCATAAGAAGTCTATCTGCGTTGACATACTGGAAGTAGTCAATAGAACCTGTAGGACCACCAGTGCCAGATAGCGCTACTAGAGTTGAGGTAGGTTTATCAAACACACAGTTTAGTATTGAGTAGTAACCGTTCAACACGACGGGGGCAACGTTGTTTAATGCTGAGGTTAGTATTTGGCAGTTTGCTAAGGTAATAACACTTGAAGCAGCAGAGGTAACGGCATTGGTCACAGCGGCTACCACGACGGAGTCAACAAGGCTTAAGGTTCCAGCAGTTAAGACTGGGGCAACAGTCACAGCACTTTTAACAATTACATTTGCGCTAGCGCCGTTAACTGTTATAAAGTTCGGGTTACCGCCAAAGATGGCAACTAGACCGCCACCAGTAATACTAGCAGCGCCAAGGTCACATAAACGAATAACAGTATAGTCAGCATTACTAGTTTTCGTAAGAGTCTCTGAAACCTCGCAGTTAAGGATGTTTACGTTCCCT